GAACCCTATAAGACCCACCGCAAGGTGGGTTTTCTATTACCTATGAGCATAATCATTTACGCAGAGCACTGCGACTTTTTAGAAGAACAAAACAAAAAACTAAAAGCGGAGGTAAAATTTCTCCAAGAACTTTTAGATATAAAAACACTCGGTCTTCCCTTGACAAATGAGGGTGAGGACGGTAAACTATAACCAATCAATGAAAACTATGGCACTAGCACTAATTCCAGTTGGTCTCGCAGTATACGCTGTGTGGACTCTTATATATTTTGATCCACATAGAGGTATATGAAGATAGGTGATCAAGTTCGTTACATAGGTAACAATCCTGAGTATTTACAGTCAGGAGTTGGTGATGATCCTAGGTTTACACTCATTGAGGGAAATACATACTTAGTAGAACATGTTGAGAATCAATCTCAATTTGTCAAAATACGATTGATCGGAGTGAAGGGTGAATATAATTCATCGTGCTTTAAAAAAGCAGTAGGGTGTATCCGACAAGCGAAACCACTCGACTATAAGGAGAGCTATGACAAGATCCCAAACAGATATTAGCCAAGGCGAAAATGAGCTTTTATTTTCAAAAAGAGCGGAAAAAAAAGCCCCCAAATTTTTGAAGCCACAGGGTCATTTTTTAAAAGACTTTCCAGTTAGCGATATTTTAGATATCTCTATGACAGAAGAAAAAATCAGAAAGTATGCCTACACCAAAGAAGAGGTGGATAGGATGATTGATCATGCAGTTCGTGTAGCAGTTGCAGAAGCACAACGTATTGATGAAGAATCAATGAAGAAGCATAATAGAGATGCCACAGTTATCTCTATGATTCTAGGATTTACCGCACTTGCCTTATTCGTAGATGGTTTGTTAAGATTGTTAGGTATCATTCCACCATTTATGGAGATTGATATAGACATTCTTGACAGAATCGTTGAGAGGGTTGAAACAGATGTTATAGATAAAGTAAGACAAGTTCCGATACAGAAAATTTGGCCTCGATGAATGATTTCACAGTTTTTATATATGGAGTGTTTTTCTTCGCTATCGCAGGGGGAACATTTGCCTTTATGTGGAAAATGACTACAATATCAATAGAATCTATAAACAAACCAACTAGAAGAGCAGTACACCCAGAAATGTCTGACGTTCAATCTGGAGATGAACTTCTAGTATTTAAACCAGAGTCCGAGGAGGACGATGACAATGAAGGAGATGTTTTTGTTGTAAGAAGATGATTAGTTTTTTATTTTCAGCGGCGGGTTTATTAAATCTGCTATTTTATGTTTTTGCAATCGGTTTTGTTATCTCACTGATACTAGAACAGTTTGTTAAAGACAACGAGTATAACCTTTTTATTGTGCAAACAAATAGAAGGTATTGTTGGAGACAGGCATGGATAACGAACATTACATGGTTCTTTTGTAATGTGGCACTATACATGGCAACCAGAAATGCTGCAGCACCAGTAGACGATTTCTGGAGAGGAATGTAGTGTTAGAACCAGAATTAAGACAAGAACTGAAAGACCTCATAAATGAGGTATTGGATGAAAGAGACCACGAACGTAAACTCAACGGCCCTTATGATTTCCCCGAAGAAGATTAAAACTATTGGTGACAGATGCCTAAGGCAAAAGTCAGAAGAAGTCGAATTTGACAAAGATGAGATGGCAAAACTCTATGCAGAGATGTGTCAGGCGATGTGGATGTCAGATGGTATCGGTTTAGCTGCACCACAGATAGGTATTAATAAAAGAGTCATTATAGTAGATGAGTCTACAGAAGAACATGGAAAATATGCTCATTTAATGGTAAATCCCAAAATAACGTGGGAAAGTGAAGAAAAAGTTTTACTTGATGAAGGGTGTTTGAGTGTGCCAGATCAAAATGGCGAAGTTTTACGATCAAAGTCGATAAAACTGACCTTCCAAAATAAAGATGGTAAATACAAGAAATGGAAATTAGATGGTTTAGCCGCAAGAGTGGTTCAACATGAAATTGACCATTTAGAAGGTATTTTATTTGTGGATTATTTCGATGCTAAAGACAATTAAAAGACTTTTGGGAATAAAACCCAAAAAACACGAATTGAACAATACTAAGTTCAAATGGAATAATGAATACTCTTTTCATCCAGCAATAGATGAATCTCTTCATCCACCTAGACAAAAGGATAAAGATACACTATAATATGAATTATGACAAATCTAACCACATTTTCTAAGAAAATAAAAAAGGACACTTCTAAATCTCACTCAATGGCAGAGAATACAGGGTTCGTCACGAACTTTCTCGCTGGTGTGGTAAGTAAGGAGAGTTACAAACAACTGATTGCAGATTTTTACTTTATCTACACTGCTCTTGAAGAACAGGTAGAAAAATTTAAGGATGATCCCTTTATTGCACCTATAGCGTTTGATGAACTTAAACGTGTGCCTGCTCTAGAAAAGGATTGTGAGTTCTATTGGGGTGAGAACTGGAAAAGTATTATATACCCGACAGATGCCTGTAAAAATTACGTTGCAAGAGTTAAGAAGATTAATGCTAAGTTCTTAGTAGGACATCACTATACACGTTACCTCGGTGACTTATCTGGTGGTCAAATACTGAAGAATATTGCAAATAAAGCAATGAATCTAAATGGAGAAGGACTTGCTTTCTATGAATTCGAGAATATCTCTAGTGCAGGCCATTTCAAAAATAGGTATAGAACCGCCTTGGATAATCTTCCTATCACTTGGTCTGATGGTGAACTGATTATTAACGAAGCAAACTATGCTTTTAAGTTGAATATGGACGTTTTTGATGAAATTGGTTCAAGTAGACCATTTCCTTTACTATCAACCATAAGAGGCCTCCTCCAGTTGACATGGGGATCAATCAAATCTAAAAAATGATATACATTATACTAAGTAATATAATTCTTTATGTTATACTAAGGATACACTTAGTTCGTAAATTTAGAACTAGTTACACCATCTATCTGGAAGATCAAAAAGGCAATAGACAAACTCTTGCTAAAACTGTTGCATATCTCATAGAACAGGATGAATTACATGAGAAGAAAATCATGTATTTGGCTTCAGAAATGGAAAAACAATGGTTGGCAATTGAACAGATAAAGTTGGTCACAGGTGCCGATAAATACTGTACTGAAAAACCTTCTCCACCCACATATAAAAATGCATGATCAAAACTCAATAGGCAAAGACGAGTCTGATGCCTCAAGATATCAAAGAGCACTAGATCTCTTTACCGAATCAGTTTATAAACCAGACCCCGATCTCCGTGGTTGTGCTCATAATCAAAACTGTTATAATGAACTCATGGAGATCAGAGAACATGTTATAGAGTATCTCAGGACTCTTAAAGAAGTCACTCATCATACAAATGCAGATGAAAGTGATGAGATAGAAACTGCAAAGCTCATAGAAACAAAGACTAGATGATTTCACTTGAAAAACAACTTTTAGTGGTTAGAAAGTTAAGACAATCTTTAAATGAGCCCAGAGCGTATTTTTACCTATCACCTGTAATAAATAGTAAAGTATTGTTACGGAAAAAGAATAAATGTGTGTTGAATCACAAAGAAAAACAGCAAAAAGGTTAATAAAAGTTGCAAAACAGTTTCCAGCCCTCTATAGTAGAGAAGACGTACTCTACGCCAAACTTATTAAAAAAGCGAACAAAAAATCAAACAATGAAAATCTTTCTTGATACTGCCGTATTTGAAGACATCCATAAGTTTAATCAAACAGGTCTCATTGACGGTGTGACAACAAATCCATCACTAATACTTAAGAGTGGTGGAGATCCAGTAGAAACAATTAAAAAGATATCGGGCGAGTTCCCATTCTTTGAGTCCATATCAGCAGAAGTAGTAGCAGATGAAGCTCTTGAAATGGTAAATCAGGCACAAGCGTTCAAAGATATGCAGAACGTGACTATCAAAGTGCCATTGACAGTAGAAGGATTAAAAGCATGTAAATTGTTGTCAAGTGACGGATTTACAGTAAACGTAACACTATGTTTCTCAGTTGCACAGGCAATACTAGCATCAAAGGCAGGAGCTACATATATTTCACCATTTGTAGGAAGAGTTGACGATAATTCATTCGATGGTTTGGGTCTAGTTAAGGACATTGCGAAACTATATAGAGAACACCTGTCAAGGACGCAAGTTCTTGCCGCATCTCTCAGAAATGTTAAAGATGTTGCAGATTGTTTCTCAGTAGGAGCAGACGTTGTTACCATGCCCCCTGCTATATTTGGCAAGATGTACAACCACATTCTAACCGATAAGGGATTGCAATTATTCCAAGACGATTGGAACTCTATCAAGAAAGACTAATGGCACTATCAGAACAAACCTCAGAAAGTCTCAAGAAGGCAGAAGTCCATCTTCGTGACGCACTTGCGTTTGCAGCAAGAGTAGAGAAACCCTATGTGGTGAGAGAATTAGGTGGTATTATTGCACACCTTGACAATATCCAAGGAACTGAGACCTTGTTTGATAGGATGACCACTGCTATTGATAGGATGGAGAAGGAAGAGGAAAATGAGTGACTTGAGGTATAATGATGATCGCATGGCTATACGTCAAAATGCATTTCTTTCCTTAAAACAATACAACACTCTCAAAAATGTCCGTCACCTCTACGAATTCTGCCATCTCTGGGTATCGCAAGGTAAAAGAGATACCAGAGGAATCGAAGCCTCTTTTCTTAGATACTGCAAGAACCAAGGCAATCCGTAAAGGTTCTATTGCAAGACTCGGCCACATAGAGGGTCGGGTTCTTTTTGTAGGTGACAAACCCAATAGAGGATTAGATGGCAGAAAACTATCTACATATCTTACAATATGTTTTAATGAAGAAACTCACGGTGCCATATGTGTTTTTGAGCATGAGTGGGAAAAAATAGAAGTAATTAGGTATTAATTATGTTTACAATTTACGGAAAAGATGAATGCCCTCTGTGTTTCAAGGTAAAGGTCGTACTTGAAATGCTGGGTAAGGAGTATGAATATAAGGAATTGAACCGAGATTACACTACAGAGGAATTTGAAACAAAGTTTCCAGATACTCTTGCCTTGCCTCAAGTAGTATTAGATGGTAAGGTTTTAGGTAACGCAAATCAAACCCTAAAATATCTGAAAGAACATAGATTAATTTAACATGTTTCCTATAGATATGGACATAAATAAAGGCGTTGAACTTATACTCAAAGGAGATAAAAAGAAACCGCCAAAACAGACACCAAAGTTCTTCGATATAAAACTCTCATTATTTGGTAGAGAGTTTAGACTATCGCTAGATATAAAAAAGAAAACCACTTAACCTTGGGAGGAATCCAATGGAATCATCAGTACTTCTTGTAATATTCAGTATGTTATGCTTTACATTTTTGATAATAGGTGGTATAATTGGCTGGTTAGCCCAACAAAATAATTACGTCAACATGCAAAATAGGAATGATGCTTTTGTTCATCCTGAGATGTATGATGAAAACGGCATGTTAATTGCCGATGAAATAGTAGCCTTGAGGTTTGAAAATCCTAATGACAACAGCGAAGAAGACGACAGCGACGAAGACTAGATCTGCGTCCACGAGGAAGAAAACTACCCCTCGTAAAAAAACCACTGCCTCCAAACCAAGGACAGTATCAGTTAAAAAGAGAGAACTGCCTGCCAATCCTATGGTTCATGAATTATTGGAAGCAGTAGACTCTGAAAGAGTCAAGACTAAGAAATTAGAAATTCTCCGTACTCACGGAGATGATTCTTTCAAGATGACTATGATCTGGAATTTTGATGAATCTGTAATTTCCATGTTACCAGAAGGTAATGTTCCATATCAACCTGTAGAGAGTGATGTTCAAGCGAATAGAGAAAAGGGATTGCCACAGAGAACCACTATTCGTAACTCTGCTAGAAACTTCTATCGTTTCATAAAAGGTGGCGATGATCAAATGAACAAGATCAAGAGGGAAGGTCTTTTTATCAATATACTTGAAACTCTACCTCCACCAGAGGCAGATATTCTTGTTCTTGTAAAAGACAAAGCTTTGAACACCAAATATAATATTACTAAGGAATTGGTGGCGGAAGCTTATCCAGAAATTACTTGGGGGAATAGATCCTAATGAAAGTACTTCACGAAAAGTGTGATCCAAAATTAGCAGAAAATAAGAAGTTGCCATACACGGCATATCTTATTGAGTATGTTGATAAGGAAAATGGTGAGGATAAAGTATTCTATGATATAGCAACCTGTTTGAAACAAACAGACATGTTTGATTTTTACTATGATAAGTACAAAACAGGACTAAAAGGTTGGAAACAAACAAAGGGTATCGTAAACCCTAAGTTGTGGAATCCCGAATCAGATAAAAAAGCCCCTCCTAGTAAGCCATCGCAAAGAAAACGAAAATGATTAATCCTATGAGTGTTATTAAAAATGTAAGAACTGTTTATAGCAGATTTTACCAAGAGAACATCAAAGAGGTTGAAGTTCAATTCGCAGATGAGAACCCTGCATGGATTCCATATGAGACATTATTGGCAATGATGGATTTTGAGGGAGAAATATTAAATGGCTGAACAAGGCAAGGTTGAGATGAACCCTGATGAGTATAAAAAACTCATCAAGAAGTATAAGAAGACAAAGAAATATATGAAATCAAACCTTTTTCAAATTAAAATGATGGATGGTACTGAACAGTATGTCACAGAGTTGTTGAAAGAGGCCGAACAGGCAACAGATGAATTATGAATTAATTGATGATTTTCTTGATCCTAAAGACTTGAAGGAAATTCAAGATCTTTTTTTAGGCAGTAAAATCGCTTATAATTGTATAAACGGTATAGTTCTGCCTGGTGATGGTGACTTTCAATTCGTACACGTTTTGTATACAAATTATGCACCAGCGAGTCCTTTCTTCAATAACTTGAGTCCCATATGGAAAAAACTTGATCCTGTATCTATTGTAAGGTGCAAGGCCAATCTAAATATGAAGACAACCGAACATGTAGAGAGTGCATTTCACAGAGATGTTGACAATTGCATCACGGCCATATATTATGTAAATACTAACAACGGTTATACTGAGTTTGAAAGTAACGGTATGAAAGTTGACAGTGTAGAGAATCGACTTATTATTTTTGATTCAAACGAAAAACATAGGGCGGTAACAACTACTGATACTCCTAGAAGATCAGTAATTAACTTTAATTATTTTATTTGACATGGACAAGAACCACTTAAAACTTATGATTAAACAATTGAAAATGGTTGTTGAAGAGTTAGAAGCAGAAGTTTATTCTGATCCTACTTCTTATGTTGAACCTGATGATAAGAAAATTACTTATGCAGACCAAGAAGAAATGTAATGGATGTAAAATTCTTAAGTGTTACGCCTGATGCAGAGAAGACTATGGCATATATTGCCAGAGTATCTAATCCAAACAATCAGGACAACGAAAAGTTTGCTGGACTATTAAAATACTGTATCAAACATAATCATTGGTCAGTATTTGAACAATCTAGTATGACTCTTGAAATTGAAACGACTCGTGCCATTGCTGCACAGATTCTACGTCATAGATCATTTACTTTTCAAGAGTTCTCTCAGCGTTATGCTGATAGTACACAACTAGGAGTCATCCCCATCCCAGATCTTAGGAGACAGGATGAGAAGAATCGTCAAAATTCTACTGATGACCTTGACTCTTTCGTTAAACAAAAGTTGGAACTTCAAATGAAAACTTTGTTTGACTCTGCAACTGCCTTGTATCAACAAATGTTGGAGGAAGGAGTTGCAAAAGAATGTGCCAGAATGGTATTACCACTTTGCACACCAACAAGAATCTACATGACAGGTTCTTGTAGATCATGGATACATTATATTGATTTGAGATCCGCTCATGGAACTCAGAAGGAACATATGGACATTGCACATGCCTGTAAAACGGTATTCATAGAACAATTTCCAATAGTTGCTGAAGCATTAGAATGGAGAAATGGTGTGGTTGAAATTCAAAAACAAATCAAAAAAGAACTTCACGGAGAGGAATCTTAATGGCAACATACCCTGTGGTCAACAAAACAACTGGTGAACAGAAAGAAGTTGTAATGAGTATTCATGATTGGGATCAATGGAAAACTGATAATCCCGAATGGGATAGAGACTATTCAGATCCATCAACAGTTCCAGGCGTGGGAGAAGTTGGAGAGTGGAAGGACAAACTCACCAACAAACATCCAGGCTGGGGTGAGATTTTAAAGAAATCTGAAAAGGCTGGTGGAATACAGGGTCGTTTAGCTAACAGAGGTATCGTTTAAGTATGACAACTAAAAAAAGAAGAAATACTAATAGTCAACACCGTGCTAGTGCTGTCGGTGCTGGAATGACGGCTAAACAAATGCGTAGGAAGAGACCAATCAACAATGGTATGTTGGTTGATGTAGAACCTATTACAGATAATCAGAAGGTATTATTTGATCATTATGCAAAAGGAAAGAATATGTTTG